ATTGGTATAGTTAGGGCAACTAACGTATCAACACAAGACTAAAGGTAACTAAATTATGCCATCAGTTTTTGAAGCTACTGCGGGAACGGCTCTTGGAGTTAGTTCAGATCAAACAGGATCAGTTACGCAGGCAACAAGTAAAGCTACAGGTGTCACTTTAAGTAAAGTGGCTGGTGTTATAACAATGGATGACGCGGCTCTTGCAGCGGCGGCTGAAGTATCTTTTGCTGTTACAAACACAAAATGTACTGCCAGTGATGTTGTTATTGTTAATCACGCAAGTGCTGGTACAGCAGGCGCATATTTAGTGCAAGCTAATACTATTGCTGCTGGATCTTTTGCAATCACAGTTACTAACGTATCTGCTGGTTCATTAGGCGAAGCAATCGTACTTAACTACCAAATCCTTAAGGCTGGTTAATGGGGTTATTTGCTTTTAAGCGAAAAAAAGAACAAGAAGCTGCCAAAGCGGTGGCTTCTGTTCAACCCAAAACAAAACGCAAACGAAAACCTAAGTTAAAAAATGGCGATAACAATAACAGCGACAGTAGGTAGTGCTTCAGCTAATAGTTATGTCACTTTAGATGCGGCTAACTCTATTGTTGAAGGTTTAATACTTGATGATGATGTCTCTGCGTGGGATGGTTCTAGTAATGATAATAAAAACAGAGCTTTATTTACTGCTGCGGTCAGAGTTGATCGAGAAAGATTTTTAGGAGCAAGGGTTACTAATACACAAGCATTACAATGGCCTCGCCAAGGCGTACGAAAACCAGATACATATATCAATACTTATTCTGTTGGCTTTCCTTTTCGTATATCAACAGATTACTTTTCAGAAACAGAAATACCAGAACAAGTTAAAAAAGCACAAACTATATTAGCTGTTTACTTGAATAACAATCGAGATGGGTTAGGATTATCAGGACTTGAAGATTACAAAAAGGTAAAACTTGGTAGTCTTGATGTAGAACCTAATTTTTATGGTGCTGTTGGTGCTGATAGAGTACCACCACTATTTGAACGGTACTTTACTGGTCTACGAATAAGTGGACCCGGCAATGTCGCTATTAAAAGGAGTTAAAAATGGGCTATTACCCTGCTGCCATCATTATCACAGACACAAACGCACATACTGGAAGGTTTGGTAAGATTCATTGTCTTGCTGCCGCAGAAGTGACCTTAGTATCTGAAGTCATTACAGAGAATGGTTCATCAACTGTTAATGGTATTACCATGGGTGTTGCATCAGAGATTGAAGGTATCATTACAAGTATTACTTTGGCTAGTGGTCAAGTTATTGCATATCGTGTCTAATGGGACTTGCTTCATCTTTAAAAAAAGTGGCCTCTAAAAGCTTAGTAAAGCTTGGAGGTAGTGTAACTATAAGACAAGTTACTAACGGCTCCTACGATACCGCTACTGGTACAGTGAGTGAAAGTAATAGTGATACTGTAGTTAAAGGTTTACTAGAAAATATAAATAATACTGAAGTTAATGATTTAATCCAAGCAGAGGATAAAAAACTAACAATATCTGCTGGTGACATTACATTTGTACCAACACCAAAAGATAAAGTTGTCGTTGCTTCTGTTGTTTTTAAAATTATTACTGTAGTAACTAATCAACAAAATAATATACCGATAACTTTTGAATTATTCTTGAGGGCATAATGGCTAGAGAAATAAGAATTGATCGTATTGTTGATGAGGTCTTTAAAAAAGAAATTGTTGATGCTGTAGAAGAAGCAACTTTGTCTTGGAAAGAAAAAGTAATAAGAGCAACACCAATAGTTACAAACAACTTGCGAGGTTCTTGGGATCATAAGATAGAGCCTTTTGTTGGTACTGTTTTTACAAATGTAGAATATGCAGAACCAGTTGCTTATGGTACAAGTTTGCCACCAAGTTGGGGTGGACAGTTTAGAACAGGTGAGGGTCAAAATACTATTAAAGGTTATCCAGAGCTAATAGGTAAACAGATAGCTACAGACATACAAACCAGATTTAATCTATAACTATGGCAGCAGTAAATCTAAATACAGTCAGACAAACAATAGAAGCAAGACTTGCTACAGAACTTGCGAACAGCCCTGCCATTCCTATTGTCTTTAATAATATGCCGTTTGATGCTTCTGCTCAAGATTCTTTTGTACAATGTACGACTAGCTTTGGTGGTGGTTCTTATTTAGCTAATGGCGTAAATGTTCTTGTTGGTTTAGTTACTATGGATATATTTACTGATCAAGGTATTGGTGCTGGTGCGAATTACACTATTGGTAAAAGAATCAGAGACTTATATAATAAAATTACAGTATCAGATGTAATCTTTGATTCGCCTATTGGTCCCGAGGTATTATCACAAAGTCCAGAGGGTAAATTCCAAACACAAATTAGAATTACTTTTGAAATTTATGAGGAACTTTAATCATGCCAAAACTTGTAATCACAGAAGAAATGCTTGACGCTATTGAAGCTGTTAAAGGAAGAAGGGAAGCTGCCTATTGGGATAATAGATGCAAAAGATATATGGAGAGTCAACAAAATTGTAAAATAGATGTGAAAAAGACTAAAAAAGGTTAATATAAAATAAATACTTTCTTTTTGTTATGGCTGTTAAAGGTGATGTAGGGAAAATTATGTTTGAAAATGCTGGCGGTACTGAAGCTGACATTTCAGATTTAAGATCATGGTCATTGTCTGTTAGTAAGGACACTCAAGAGACTACTGCAATGGGTGCAACTTCAAAATCTTTTGTAGGTGGTCTTATCTCTGGTGAAGGTTCTGCAACTTTACTTTATAACCCATCTGGAAACTCAGATTATCAAGCCTTTATAGATGATGTTCTTGTAACTGGCGATGCTGGTGATGCGTTGTTTGAATTATTTCCTGACAGTGGAACCGCAAGTAAAAAAATTGGTTTTGCTGGTATTATTACTGGTGCAGAATACGGAGCAACACTTGGTGAAATACAAGAGGTAAGCATTACGTTTATCACTAATGGTGCCATAACATCAGCTATATAGTACATTAGGTTAACGAACCTAATTTTTTATGGCAACAAAAAGAACCGTAGACCTTATCACTGAAGCTTTTAGTGATGTAATGACTGCTAGAAGAAAATATGAACTAAAAAGTCCAAATGGCGATATTTTAAAAGAAATATTTTTTCCACCGTTAACCAGACACGACAGAATACAAGCACAAGCTGCCACTGGTACTGATGAAGCTTTGGCCATATCTACAAGACTTCTTTGCCAGCTTGCTGAAAATGAAGATGGAACAAAAGCTTTTGCTTCTGCTGATGCTGAAAACCTTAAGAGGTTTTTACCAGAGACAGTTTTAAATGAACTTGAACTATTTATGATGGATATACAGGTTGATGTTAATACAGCAAAAAACGAATAAAGCGAGATAATTGGCTCAACTTTGAGTTTTTTCTCGCAACAGAACTTGGTAAGACATTACAAGAATTAAGAAAAGGTATTACTGAAGAAGAGTTAATATATTGGGCTGCATATTATGAAGTTAAAAATGAAAGAGAAAAACAAGAAATCAATCGTCAAAAGGCAAAATCAAGGTAGTATATAATAAAGGTTATTTGTATTTGTGGCTCAGTCAACAGTTAAACTAATAGTTGATGCGCAAAGTGCGATTAGACCGTTGCAGCGTACAAACGAATTAACAAAATCATTAAGTCAAAGTACAAGCAGATTAAAAGGTAGATTAGATAAAGGAAATAGGTCATTAAGAAATACTGGTAGAGCAGCAAGAAGTTCTGCTGGTGGAGTAAGAACACTTACTGGTGCATTAGGACCTTTATTAAAAGCATTAGCATTAATTGGCGCAGCAAGATTTGTATTTGTACAAACTGCTGAATTAGAAACACAGAGAAAAAGTTTAGAAGTCCTTACTGGTTCTCTTACTGAAACCAATGCAATAATTCAACAACTACAAGATTTTGGTGCGGTTACACCTTTTACCAGTAGTGAATTAATAGAACAGACAAAAAGATTAAAAGCATTTGGTTTTGAAACAGATGAACTTGTAGATACAACAAAAAGATTATCTGAAGTTGCTGGTGCTACTGGTGCTGACTTATCTGGTATCGCTACTGCCTTTGGTCAGATCAGGGCAAAAGGTAAATTACAACAAGAAGAAAATTTGCAATTATTAGAAAGAGGAGTTGATATAACTACAGAATTAAAAAATATTACTGGTAAACAAGGGGAAGAGTTTGCCACCATGATGCGTAAAGGCCAAATTGGTGCTGACCTTGTTAATCAAGCACTTATAAATCTAACGAA